CGGCTACGGCAACGGCAACGGCAACGGCGACGGCGACGGCAACGGCAACGGCGACGGCAACGGCGACGGCAACGGCGACGGCTACGGCGACGGCAACGGCGACGGCTACGGCGACGGCTACGGCTACGGCGACGGCAACGGCGACGGCTACGGCGACGGCAACGGCTACGGCGACGGCTAAATTACCCGGAGATTCACATGACAAGCATGATTGCCCGAGAGAATGGGCATGATGTGTTAAAGAAAGCGAAGCAAGATCTGGCCCGAATCCGCCAGCTTCACTACCTGCTCGGCCAGGTCTACGAAACGGCGGCGGCCATCAACCGCGAATCCCTCGCCGTGCTCTACGATGGCATCGAGGAAGGCGAGGCCCAGGCCACCAAAGCCATCGCCACGGCCACGCTGATGGCGGAGGTGTGCGGGAGCCTCCTGGAGCATGATTTCGCGGCCCTGGGCGTGAAGCAGGGCCTGCAATGGGACGATATCAAGGTCGGCGACGTGCTATTTGACGGCAAGACAGACATGCTCGTAACCCACATCCCGAGCCATCGTTTGCATGTTGAGGGGATCGGCTTTTTCTGGGGCCACGAGACTATTTCTCGGTCCATTTTTGACGCCAAGGAGTACACGCTTCGGGCCTGGGATATGAGCAGCTACCAGTGACCGGGGTGCGGGCGGCCCGCACCCTTTCCTTTCTCATCACTTCCGTTTTTGCCACAAAACAAGCTACTTTGAACTTTCTTGTCCGTACAGGGGGAATTTTAGTTGACACAGTGTCCGTACAGGGTATATTGAAGGTGTAACGATGACGAACCCGATGACAACAACACGACTAAGGGAGAAGATGATGGACGCTACTCAGGCAGTGGACGTTGCGGGTTTGGTTGAGGCTGGCCATCTGGACCTCGACGCCGTGTTCGACAGGGCCGACTGGCGGGTGCAGGATGGCATCACGACCTACACGGCCTGCGTGTACGGTCGGGATGGCGACGAGCCGGGCGAGGTGGGAATCGTACTGGAGTCGGCTACCGAGTACGGCATCACCGCCTTTCGTTGGGCCGAACGGGACAGCGGCGGCACTCACGAGCGTGGCCCCATCACCCTCGACCGGGATGAGGCTGTCGAAGCCGGCGAGGAGTACGCCAGCGAGAACGACGAGGAGCCGGACGCCGACGACCTCATCCGGCAAATCGTGGAGACGGGCTACTTCGGTGACGCCGACGCCGACGACATCCGGGCCATCTGCAAGGCGGCAACCGAGCATTCGCAGGGCTACTTGTTGCTGCCTGCCGGCGAGTTCTGCGGCCACCCCATCGGTCGGCTGTGGACAACGAACGGCTATCTCCAGTGCGATAAGTACGTCACGCTGGACGCCACCCACTCCAGCATTGCCTACGCCGCCGACGCCCTGCTGCGGGCGGCCCAGCGATCAGATAGAGCTGTGGCTATGGGCCGAGAAAGGGTTGTTGACAGCTATCTCGGTTTATTACGATGATATTTGCAAGCGAGTAAATGCGACGAGATGCCATATAAAGCATGTGGTACCGTGGCGTTGAAGACGGGGAATCGCAGGCCACGAAAGCCATCGTGACGGCCACGCTCACCGCAGAGATATGCGGGAGTCTGCTTGAACACGACTTCGTGGCGCTGGGGATTCCTGGGATATGAGCAGCTACCAATAATCTGGGTGCGGGCGGCCCGCACCCTCTCCTTTCTCATCACTTCTGTTTTTGCCACAAAACAAGCCATTTTGAATTTTCTTGTCCGTACAGGGTGAATTCTAGTTGACACGGTGTCCGTACAGGGTATATTGAAGGTGTAACGATGACGAACCCGATGACAAGAACTCAAGGAGACCTGATCATGACGACGACCAAGACCCTGACTGTCCGATGCAAAGCCTTCACCACCGAAACCATCAAAGCCAACCGCGTGCAAGTTGAGGCAGATGGCACCGTGCGAGTGTGGGATTCAGTGGCTGGCCATTACACCAACTGCCACAGCATGAGTCAGGCCACGATTCGCCGGATCCGCAAGCTGGCCGCCAAGTAATCACCTTCTCTCAAACTGGAGACGACGATGAAGACCAAAACGCAACTTGCGATCGAGGCCATCCCTTTCGGCCTTACAGTGGCTGGGACTATCTGGGGCGTGTCTCAGCTGGTCATGATCCTGGTGTTCTAACTCAAACCTCAACTGGAGAATGAAATGAGCAAGACAAAAAAGGTCGAAGTGTTTGGTGACGAGCTGACAATTCGCTACGACGGCAACATGTGGATTGCACCGAGCACTGGCAGCCAACATGCTCGGGCAGCCGATGCCATGCGGGAGGAGATTGAGAGCTATTATTCGGCCAGTGGCGAAGACGTGGACGATGCCAGCGATGAGATCGACGGCTATGTGAGCCAAATGGTGGATGTGTAATGAGCAAAACGCCCAAACGCGGGCCTGGCCGGCCGCGTGTCCATCCGGCCGACGCCCCCCGCTGCTGGCGCTGCGAACGCCCTGTCGCAGTCGCTGGCCTGTGCAAGGTGTGCAGGCCCAAGGAGGCTGAGCGGGCACGGAGAAACAGGGCCTCGGCCACAGCAGAGCAAAAAGCGAGAGCCGCGATGCTCAAGCGGATGAAGAGGCAGGCCAAAGGTGCGGGCGGCCCGCAGAAATCACCGCCGTGAGAGCCAGGTCAGGACGCCAAGGATGGTGCCGATAGCAACGCCTGCCAAGCCGAACGCGAACATGTGGATTGGTACGACTGAATCCCGTGCAGGCGAATGGGGCTGGGCCAGTGCCACGATCCACAGATCGCCAAACATCGGACTGTAATGGGCCATGTAGTACGCGGAGGGCAGGGCCATCAACACCAGTGGGATTGTGTACAGGGCCACCCAAACCAGGATGTTCGTCGGTTGCCGCCGTCTGCGTTTCTGCTGCTGCATTCCTTGCATCACGGCAAACCCAAAAGCACCCATCACCGTGAGTCCCAAGCCCATGAAAATGATCAAACGGACGTAAACGGTGCCCATGTTTGTGGCGGCTGGGATCACGTCCCCTGGCCTCGGCTGGGCCTGGATCACGCTCGGCACTTCAACACCCTGATTGAGCCTGTAAACGGCAGCAGAAATTGCCACTAAGGACATGAGTAAAGCACCAACGGTGATCCCGATCATCGGCCAGTTGACGGAACTACGACGGCGGCGATGGGCAAGAAAACTCAGATCACCGTCATCATCTTCTGGCGTCATAGGTAAACCCTCACGGTTGGTGTGAGTCTACCGGTCAATTCGACAGCGAGGAACTGTCCAAACGTTTACCGACCCCGTTTCAACTGCTCCAGCTTGGCATGAGCAGCATCCTGCAATCGTCGGTCCTCTTCAAGTGCATTCTGGAGAATCGATTCCATATCCATTCCGTTGTTGGTGTCTTTTGCCAGTTCGATGTTGAAGAATTTCGCCATAGCTTCCATGTACGGCTTAAAGAATTCCAGCACATTAGCCACACCCAAATTGAGCAACTGGGTGACACCGTTTTCGATCACGGCGGCCAGTTCCTTGTACTCCAGTTCGGCATTCTTTCGCCGGTTTTCGCTCTCCACAAGGCCAGCTGCGGAGCCAGCGAGACGATCGCCAAGCACCTGGGAACGGTAGATGTCACCGATTTCACGGCGTGCCATCACCACGGACATCGCAGCGGAGAATTGGCCGATCTGTTGATTCCAGTGGGCCAGTCGATCCGTGGCATTATCGACCGTCTTTGCAAACTTGGTCAACGATCCAATACCAGGAATTTGGCTTGCCGCTTGATCAAGGTAACCGTTGTTGGGCGATCCGGTGGGCGTCAAAAAACTGAGCAGGCCGGACACCCCGCCACCACCGGAACGGCCGCCGCCGCTTGATCCACCACCCGCTACCGTGGCACCAAGTACAGCACCGACCACGGCCCCGATCGGGCCAAATGCAGCACCAGCCATCATCCCGAGTCGCCCACCCGCCATGGCCCCGCCACGAGCAGCCAACCCGCTGCTGGCCCTGGCCGCCAATCCGCGGGTGACCATTCCGCCCAGACGAGATTTGGCCGCGCGTGCGTAGGTGCCGCGTGCGAATTTGCCCAGACGGCTTTTCCCAAACCGATGTATTGCTTTGGCCGCGTCGACACGCATGTGCTGGGGCAGTCGCTGAACAGCCGAATTGAGGATCCCCGTCAGGGTGACCGGCGCGGCCCTGTTCTGCGGGCCGCCCGCACCCAATGGGCCAGGCGTACCCGTTTGCTGGGCCAAAATCGCGCCCAATTGCCGCCGAATGCCGTCACCAATTCGTTCGCCGATCTTCTCCCAATCGACCTGATTTGGGCCATTGCTGGTGGCTGTTGGCAACCCTTCGGGGTGCGGGCGGCCCGCACCCGCAGCTATCGGGACCGAGGCCACGGCAGCGAGTGCCGCCGTGAGGGCCGCAGTTGTCCTCGGGAGTGGTGGTGGTGTAGGTGATGCAGTTGGGGCAGGTGGGATTGTCGGCGGTGGTGGCAACGGCGGTGGGGTGACAACCGTTGGAGCAACCGGATTCGACGCAAAGCCAGGGTGCGGGCCGCCCGCAGGCTGATCAACGCCAGCAGGTGATGGGGTTGAGATTGTGGCCGCGACATCATCAAGTGATTGTGCCGCCGCTGCGCCGCCGTCTGGTTCCTTGCCGACCCAGCTGGCAAATTCAATCGCGAGGTGCTTTTCGTACGTCTCTGGTGTGAGCCCTTCCGCCGTGGCTTTCCCATGGGCCTGGAGCAACGCACGGCGAGTCATTGGCGTGTCGCCGAACCGCTTGAGCATTCGTTGCGAGATCACGCCGATGGGGTTATGCACGTGGCACCAGGAGCTTGAGGGTGTCTATGACCGCGTCACGAATCAATTTCTTGTGCTCCGCCTTGATCTCCTCTCGCAGGAAATAGAGACCGCAGAGCGTACGGTGATCGATCACGCCGAGGCTGACACCGGCCCCGGCGACGAGGCTAAAGGGCGGGCGTCCTCCCTGGCACCAGCCACCCAATCGAGATATGACGCCAGCAACATCAGCTGTTCGGCGGTGGTGAGGCCAGATCCATCGGCTTTCAACGCGGTCACCTGGAACGCATGCCGAACGGCTTTGAGTAGCGTCTCAAGAGTGGCTTGACGTTTGGCGATCCGCGATCGGTCCATCTCTGGCGTCAGACTCAACCCGTCCTGGCCCAACTCCGCGTACACTTTCACAAGCCCTGCCCAGTCAGGGCCAGCGGATTCCACCAGCCTGGATTCCACAGCCAGCGGATCTGCATACGCGTCTTTCGTTCCATCGAAATACTTGAAAATCAAGCGTTCTGAACGTGTAGGGGTGCGGGCCGCCCGCACAAATGACAAAAGCTTGCTAATCATTTACAATATCCGTCGCAGAAGAATTGATCGGGTTTGATCGTCTTTAGAACATACCAAACCGACCCGCGTTCCAGCTGATAAATTCCGAGTGGCCCAACGTCCTGGCCTCGGCTGGTCGTGCCAGCGTTGCCACCGCCTGCCACTACGCCACCGCCGTTCGGTGGGTTGTTATTGGCACCCACATTGCCGCCGAGTAACTGATTGAACAAATTGCCGGCGCCACCTGCACCGTCCTTGAACTGGTTCAGATCGACCTGGCCGCCAACCAGTTGACCACCACCAATCAACTGGCCGCCAACTGCGTTGTTCTTGAACTGGTTGAGATCGAGGTTGGTGCCCACAAGTTCAGTGAGGTTCATCTGTTCAATGAGGAACGGCGGAACGGGGTTTACCACTGGCACTTTGCACATGTCCAATGCCGCGTAACGATAACACCCCGACATCTTGTAGCGGATCGATCCTGTGGGCGTTTGTTCGAGCTGTGGGGCCTCCAGGTTCATCATGCCTATGAGGACATAATTGTCTTCTGGGCACGGATCCGGAATCATTGGCGGCTTGCCCGTGCGCTGCACTGACCATGTCACCGTGACATAGAGCAACGCATTCCTGACACGAATCTTGCTCGCCAGCTGACCGGCTTTTGTGGACGGAAGAACCACAACACCCGTGTCGTAGTCGTAGGTGATGTTGCACAGCCAGATGTCGTACGCGATGTCTGACAACGGCGGTTGTGTCTGGCTGATTTGGCCCACGCCGATTGAGGCGGGATTGATCCGTTGCAGTACGTTCGGGTTCCCATTCGCACCCGGTTTGGCGTTGTTGATGACGCCAGGAGATGCCGAGTAGCTTGTCGATGTGATCCCTGTGGCCGCCGTGGCGACATTCCCGCCTGCACCGCTGCCGTATTGAGACAGATCCACGTTGCTACCAGTCAGCTGACCGCCTGATATCTGCTTGATCTGGTCCACGCTGGTCAGATCGGCCTGAAGTAACGCAATGAAAACGCATGGGTCCTGAAACGTGGCCCCAAGCATCTGAAGGAACTGGCCATTTCCACGGATGGTGGGCGAGATTCCAGGCTGATCCACGGCCTGAGATCCAAGCGGAATCTGGTCAAACAAACCAATTGGGCCACCACCGCCAGGCAGGGCTGCTTTTACGGCCGCATAATCCAGTGAGCCAGTCAGCTGTACTGATACTTCACTCTCGTAGTAGCGATGCGATACCCGCAGTTCCTGGCCTGGGATGACATTTGCCCCGCCGTTAATCGGCACTTGCCGAATGATAAACGGTGAAATCATTGCCTTGGCAATAGCAATTGCACGGCCGAGCAGTTGATACTTGGGCAGGCCTTTCGGTCCCTTCAATGTGCAAGTCACAATACCCATGTAACGGGAACCATGGGCGGACGAAACAACGGTCATTTCCCCATTGGCTTCAAGGGCCTGGGTAGCGTAGACATTGCCGTTGGCGTCCTGATATTCGATCAGCGGTGGCGGAAGGTAATACTCCTTGTCCTGATAGTCGTAGCTCAGTCTCAGACCATCCTCGCTCAACGTGTAGTTGCTGAACTCTCGCTGGTACCCCTGGCGCACAGGTGGAGCAATCGCCCCACGCATTTGGTCTGGCGTCACACGCAGATCCGTTCGGCCGATGAGCAACCCAGTGGTGACCAGGGTGCAATACCCGGTTTTGTCGTAGGTCTCTTTCTGACTCCATCGATTCGACGCAAACCCACGCGTTGCTGCGGCCCCGCCGCTGTCACACGCCACCGTGGCACAGGTCACCGTGAATCGAATTTCAATCGATCCCTCGGTGATCATCACCGTGGAAAGGCCTTTCGGCAATGGTCCCTTTGCCACATCTAGGGCGGATGTGGGATTGTTGGGATCGCCGATCTCGATAACGGTTTTGTTGCCGATCTGGTATCGCAGATACTGACGTGGTCTGTTGAGATTGTGCTCAATCCGCCGTAGCACATCCGCAGCGGTTTCCCCTGTTTTTGCAGGGTTGAGACCAGCAGCCAGGATACCCGTCACCGTCAACGTGGTGCGGGTCCATAGCTGGTCTGTGTTGCTGGGATCGTACTCGGTGGACTGATCAAAACTCTCAGTTTTGACGTGGGTCAGCGTCACGGTGCCATATTGAAATGTGTCTGCCATACATTAGCTAATTGCCCGTGCGTAGGTGACAAGGCTTGCCCGCGTGGTCGATCCAGGAGCAACGTAGCTGAACGCGAAGAACTCGATGTTGTAACCCTGCTGCTCGCTGCTCAGCTTGAATTCCTGCGGCTCTTTGACAATCACGCAGGGGAAATACCAGGGGTCCTCGTTGCCGTTGCCAGAGATGGCCAGTGGCAGGTAATTGGACGCCGACAGGGCACCATTGCCACCCACCAGTGTACCGATGGCCACACCGGTCCCGTCCGTGCCAGAAAGGCCAGCCTTGGCGAACGCTCGCAGGAGGCGCAGCGTGTCTTCCTTCCAGTCGACCAACTCTCCACGGATATGGGCCACCTCGCCCATGAATTGATGGTCGACAGGCACCTCGGGCCCACCGACGTCACTCATGAACCCGCGATAATACTGCTGAACCCGGACGGTCATCCCTGACCGAGTCACGCCCAGGCTTTGGAGTGCTTTGGTGGTCCCAGTGCCAACTTGCAGCACCGCGGGCCCAAAAACGTGATACTGTGCGGCGTTGTTGACGACTGCCATTGATGTCTCCGGGTGCGGGCGGCCCGCAGAAAGTTATCGAATTATTTGCCAATCGTTAGATAGCATGTCGGTTTGCGATGCGAGCCAAGGCACGCGATCTTTTTGAACCGTAGTCATGAAAATGTAGGACAGTGTCATTTTTGAATGTTCGTCCGGAGTTTGTAATTCCAGCCACATCCCTTTGCCGTTCCAGCCTTGTCGTGCAACGCAATGCCCAGCTTTTAAAGCAACCAATGCATGGCCAAAGCTCATGCTGGTGATCGGTTGATAGGCCGCTTCGAAAACATCTTTGGGAGACCATGAAATATAACCGTCAGAATATTTGACGGCGTATCCTGGTTTGCTGTCTTTCTCTTGTTCCCAAGCCGTAATTCGCTTGGTTCCGTAGTAATCCTGCGTCATTTTGATCTCTCCGGGGTGCGGGCCGCCCGCACCTTAGCGGGGTGCTCGGGTCCCAAAATAGCGTTGTGCGTAGGTCACGGTGCGATGCTCAACAGCCACATCAACCACCTCGACAGGCTCCATCCCCTGGGCTGCATCCAGAGCGGGAGCCAAACCGAACACCCGTTCACCCCGGCCAAGCTTATCGAGCCGATCCTGGGCATACTGAGCGACGGGGATATCCTCGATCCGTGAGGAACTGGGCTGACGTCGGCCGAATAACGCCAGGACAGTGAGCCCTGCGACCACACGTGCCAGACTTGCTGCCGTGGCACCGGTGAGCGATTGCAGATCGGCAGGCGTGTAACCTGCCGACCCGAAGCACGCTTCCTCAAGCTCACCAGAGGCCGCAAGCATCAGATTGACCAGCCTCGCACCGTAGGGGCTGGTGGCATCAAGGATCGCTGCACGGCTGGGCCTGGGATCGTCTTCACGATCGACCAAGCAATCCCCCACAATGCGAACGTCCACATAGTCCAACAATTGTGCTGGACTACAGTAGGGCGTCGCTGTGGTGACTATGTCGCTCACGAGGTTGTGTACTGCCAGGAGATCTGGGCAATGATACCGGCCGCCGTGGCGTTATCAGAGTTCAGCAGCATCGGTTCAAAGGCACCGATGGTTGCGATCACACCGCCGTTGCTGTCGCTGTAGACCGTCGTGGCAGACGCAGGCGGCTTGAGGGCCGGGTGAGCCGAGCCAGTACGGCCATCGGTGTCGGTCGTGATACCGAACAGCCAGACGAAATCGCCAGGTGCCACGGCAACCGTGAGGTTCGCAGTCATGGTCACGGCCAGAGTGGAGACCGATGACACCTTGTAGAGGCGGGTAATCCCGTCGCTGGCTGTTCGGATCGCCACAAAGTCGTTGGCACTGATCCCGTTATTGATGCCGCCGTAGCCAGCGGCCACACCCGGATCCGCGGTCAGGTTCACGACGGCTTGACCCGTCGCGCCGGCCGAAGCCACCGTGGTACGACCCAGAGGCCGCAACACGGTCAGAGTGTGAGCCGTGGAACCAGACGTGTAGGTCAGGTTCGTGATCCGCGTGATCCCTTTGACCGACGTAGGCGACGGGGGAATCAAATACTGGATAATCGTGCCCGCAGTTTGGGTTTTTCCACCGTCGCCATTCCCAGCAAATCCAGGCATTTTTGTGATCCCCTATGTGAGAAGGGTGCGGGCGGCCCGCACCCCAAGCATTACGCAGTCAGAACGTTTGTCAGTTGGAAGCCGCTGATAAGAGCCGGCGTGGTCACCTTGTCTTCCATGACCACGTGGCCTTCGATCAGCTGGTGTTTCGGCTCGCTGAAAGCCTCAACGCGGCTCTCACCGTTGAAGGTGTAGCACTGGATGGTGCTGAAATTCTTCATGCCGTAGCCACCATCGAGGCCACCAACGCGGCTCACAAAGTACACCGTGTCCGTGGAACCCAGGATGTAATCCTTTTGGCTGCTTACGGTGACATCAGCAATGGTCCCGTCTTCCTTTTGGTTGACGTAGACCCTTGGAGTGTCCTCAACCACGATCTTGAACCCGGCATACGACTCAGGCAGGTTCCAATCACGGGCATTGCTGCCGTTGTTCATCAGGTCCACGCCGACTTCTTTGGCGTACGGACTCTGCTTCAGGGCCTCGAAGATTTCGCCGCTCTCGCTGATGGCCTGGGCCACGGTAGGCGACAGAACCAAAACGAGATCATCGCGACCCACGACGCCGTTGGTGGCCAGGTGGATCCGACGCTTCACACGGTTCAACGTCTTCTTGATGATTTGGAATGCCGGGTTCGGCACACCAGCGCTGTCGTATTGAACGCCAGACGAGTTGGCCCAGTTGTACCCGCTGGTCCCCAGCAGCGTTCCAAGGTCCGTACTGTTGGCACCCCAAGACGCGCCCTGAAGGGCACTCACGACCCGGCTGGCACGGTGCAAACCGGCCTGCGAGGCCTTCGTGATGTCGTAGAGCTGGCGGGGGTTGAGCCCTTGCTTGGACCAAATCCGCTGCACGTTTTCGTCCAACGTGTAGGGGAAATCCCACCGCTGAACACGGTCCGCAATCACCTCGGTCCGCATCGTGAAATTCTTGCCAGTGGGTCGGTAATCACCGTAACCCCAGCCGTAATCGTTCACGTTGCTGAGACGAATGGCCTCATCCGGGTCCAAACGGAACCAGCTGAACTGCACCTCCGGAGCCGGAACCAATTGAGTGTAGTTCAGATATGCGTACTTCTTGGGATCGCGAATGAACGCGATTAGCATATCGGTCGGGACTGGCAGAGTGCCGTTGAACGCACTCATTGCTCGCAAAGTCATTGTATCTACCCCTCAATTGGTATTTTCGTGGTTACACGTTGTTGATCAGTCGGATGGGCTTGACCTTGATGATGTCGCCCGAGACACCCGCCTGCATCGCGACCGCACCAACGTTGTCCTTGTTGGTGGTCGAGGTCACGCCTCGGCCATTGCTGTCGGTGGTCAGGTAATCGCCGTAAGCGACCGTTCCGCCGATCGCGAGCGGGCAAGCGTCGTCGCCAGGCCCAAAGATGTTGATGGCCCCGTCACCCAAAATGCCGGCGTATCCATCATCAAGGCCGGTCAGCGGGTAATTGCGGGTGCCAGGCTGACTGATCCCATAAATATGGTCTGTTACCGCGCTGCACTGCACGGCAGTGCCCTGCGTCGTGCCAGTCTTGACGAATCGGCTCGGGCTGATGTTTCCGCCCGGCAGCAAGCTGTATGATGCACCATCCATTGATCAGCCCTCGTATTGGTCAGGGGTGCGGGCGGCCCGCACCCTAGGTGTCAGTTTTTGCTTAGAATCGCACGTTCCGCGTCTTCGTACTTGATGCCCGGATGAGCCCGGACATATTCCATGATCTCGGCCCGTTTCGGCTGTTCAGCCGTGGCTGGGTTTTCGGCGGCTGCCTGTGGCTTCACGGCGCCGTAGTGCACGGGGATGAATCCCGGCTGGGGCAACTGCTGGTAGGTGTCGAGCATGTAGTTCACATGAGCCTGGCGATCCGCATCGGCGGGCAGTGACACCAGAACAGTGAGTTCACGCTCGTAGTTGAACTTGACCGTGTCTTTCACCTTGTCCAACAGACGGGAAGCCTCCGAACGAACCAGGGCCTGCCGTGCGGCCTTGTTCTCAAGCTCCACGGCCTTCACGCGGGCATCGATTGCCGCGTAGTTGACCGTTCGATTGTCGGAGCTGTGGTTGCGATTTTTGCCGCGTGCCCACCCAATCACATCGCCATCGCCGTCATGCTCGGGCGGGTCATAGTGGTTCATGGCGGCTCGTTGGGCCTTCTGGTTGCCGCTGCCATCGCCCACAGCATAAGGCGATGTCACACCCTTGTCCTCACCCGTGTCCGGGAGGGTCTGCGTGGCCCCCATCGCGTCCATGCCGCCATCCATGTACTGGGCCAACTTCGGGTGTTTCATCTTCATGTACTTGCACATACGCGAGTACTGCTGTTCTTCTTCAGGCGAAAACTTATCATCGTCTTTGGTCTCGTCAGCCATGGCGGCCCCCATCGCGTAAGTAACCCGACCACTGGCCGAGTAGGATACTGTTCCGAGGTTCAGGTATTGGTCACGAGTAAGCAAAGCTACGCCCGTTATGGTTTTGTTAACGGGGTCATATTCTGGCGATCGTTCGGGATATCGCCCTTCTTCCAAGATGTCTTTGCGATCCGCGCGGATGTATTCGACGTGCGTCAACCTCAACTGCGGACCGTCAGGACGCTGCACCATCTCGGCCCGATAGTGCCGTGCGTAGCCTGCAATCGGCGGCTGGGCCGTCTCTGGCGTGTTTGGGTCTTGCTTGCGGTGGCCGATCGTCAATTTCACAAGCTGGCCGTCAGCACCGTAAGCCGCGTTGATGTTCCTGGCGATCTCCTGGAGGTCGTTGCCATCCACTTTGATCTGCACGGGTTTGCCGTCTTGACCCATCGCCATGCGGATGTGGGGCTTAAAAACGGCAACGCGATCCTTACGGACGAACTTTGTGGGGTCGTCCAGATCGCGAATCAAACTCATGGTGGGATCGTCGCTCATTACCTATAGGGTAGGTAACGGCTCGGAGGGGGTGGGTGCGGGCGGCCCGCACCCCAAGTGCTATTTCTTCTTCGGACTTTTGGTGACAAAGTGGAATTGTGCCAAATTGTTACCCCAGTTAGATTCTGATTTTTCAACTTTGTCTTCTGGCATTTCTTGAACAAGGTCGGCGCGTCGCAGATTCAAATGTAGCTGATTATTTGCTTTCATCAAAGCTTTCTTAAATTCATCCAAAGTCATTTTAGGAAATCCGCCAGACTCTTGTGACAAATCGTACAAATCGCTGATGTAAACTTTGGAATCTCCGAACATGTGCTCTTCGGGTGCCGTGTCCGCAAGCTCCTGGACTGCTTTCGCGAACCCAGGCAGATCGGTTTCTGGATCCACCGCGGACTTCGTGGCTTTTGGAGCGAGGTCGGGGTATTTCTGCAAGATAAACCGATGCAATAATTTTGGGTTTGTTTTCAGTGTATCTTCTACATCTCCCCTGTGTTCTTTCTCAGCGTCTGCTTTTGAATACCCGTCCTCATTCATCCGCATTTTGACCCATGCATCTTTATCTACCATAAAAGGATATATCGGGTCATACTCCCCGTGGTCAATGGCATCGTCAAACGTGTTGTAATAAACGCCACTTGATTCGCTGCCACCAGGTTTTGCTAAATGGCTTTCCGGGCGGTACTTATAATGCAATTCCGCGATCGTATCGGCATCATCTGCAATAGTTTTCATTCCCGCCGGCAAATCATCTCCGCTGATAACAATTGCATGTGCTGTGGATTTCCCTGCATTGCGCAGTCCAGAAATGCGACCATACCCATCCAAAACTTTGTATGACCCATCGTCGTTTTTTGTTACTATTATGGGCTCATTTTGATTGGTTTTAAGTGCTGTACCTTCAATGTTTCCTAGCTCTCGCTTTGATGCATTGTCTAGTTTTGAAATATCGAAATTCGCAGTGTAACCATATTGTTTTTTATTTGGCTTTGCTTTTGCTTTCGCCTTCTTCCCCATGTCCGCTGCATTCCGCGCCTCGGCCTCTGCCACGGTGGGGTCAGGCCGATCGGTACGCTGGCGGGGCAGTGGTCCCTTGGGCGTGTGGTCCATGGCCTCCATCGACATGTCCGTGTCCTGTTTCGTGGGCCTGCTCGATGCATGGTCCACCAGTCGCTGCACGAGATCGGTTTTCAGGCCTCCAACTCGCTGCTCCAACCCTCGCACCATCTCCCGCAGTTCGTTCCGGGTGAGGTTGTGCAGATGCTCCACCAGCTGCGGAAGCTGCTGAGAATTGACGCCAGATTGGAGGGCTTGTTGCCATTGTTGCCGTGCCGTCTCCCGTCCTGGCTCCGCCGCCTTCTTGCGGTCGATGAGCATCTGCTTGGTGCCCGTGGCTTGCTGCTGGCCCTCTTGCTTGCCACGTAAAGCCGCCTCGGCTCGCTTGCCGTAGAGCGGAGCCTTGCCGCCGCCTGCCCACACGGCCTTGAGCTTGCCCGTCTTGGTGGTGCCGGCAGTCCATTGGTAGTGGAAAGTGATCGGTGGCGCAGAATACTCGACGTAGTTCGGCTGGTGCAAATCGCAAAGGCTTTTCACTCGGTTCACGTTGCTAAACACGACGTGATTTACTTCAAACGGTATATCAAGCGATCCAAACGCTTCGACGTACTTCTTGGCAAGTCCTTTCTTGAGATAAGCTATGGTGGCATGTGGCTTATAGTCGGGCCATGTGTCAGTATGCTCCAATCTTTCCGCGATCCAAGAATTCAGATCGTGCAATTCAGGTGAGCTGACTTTTACAATCAAAACATCATAATCCTTGCCAGTTTCCTCGCCGTAAAACGCGTTTACCTCGGTCAATGTGCCATGAACGGCCCCGACACCACCAACGACTTCTGCGACCTTTTTAGGGTCATCGGTGTGCAAACCATATTTCACGGTAACATGTGGATCATCTTCACGGCCATCGTTACCCAATTCATAGTCGGGAATTAATTTAGCCAGCGACAATAAACGCTTGCGGGCCTCGCCTTGTAGCAAAACATGTGTTGACGCATATTTTTTCTTTGCTGGAGCAGCAGCAGCGTAGTGAATGGCCTCATACGCCATTGGCGTCTGTTCCTGGGCACCATCGTCCTCAAGGAACGCCTGCAATCCCTCCGGATCACCTGCCAGCTGCTGGAGCTCCTCCACGCCTGCCCAATCGCCCTGTTCGGCCAACGTGGCCATGGCTGCCAGCACTTCGGGAGGTACATCAATCTGGCCTTGGTCACCGGCTTCAGGGTGCGGGCCGCCCGCACCAACGTCATCCAAATCCCCTTGATTCTCTGGGCTCTCATTATTTGGAACGGGCGAATTCGGGCCTTGAGGCCCCTGCGGTGGCATCGGCTGTCCGTTCGGTCCCATGGGCCCAGCACCACCTTGCTGGCCCCCGATCGTCTTGACTCCTGGGCGAGGCTTCCGGCAACTGGTCAATTCGCGTACCTCGTCCTCTTCGAACGAGACTCCAAACGCAACGGCAGTCTGCACGGCTGCCAACTTGTCCTTGCTCTCGGGATCCGGCACCCGAAGGTCAAACCGGAACTCGTACTTGCCCCAGCCAAGGTTGTTCAACCGCTGCATCGGCATCAGCCAATCGGCGGTAAGCGTCTCCGCGAGGTCGTCGGCATCGGACGCCAGTAATTGGAACTTCGTGTCCTTGGCAAACTCGGCCCTGCCTGTGCCACCGAGGCCGCTGTCGTTGTCGGCCCCGCCGCTCATCGACTGGCCCACGATGAGCCGTTCAATGTGTCTCTCAAACCATTGGGTGATGGCGTCCACCAAGAACTGAGCACCGGTCACGTTGGCGGGAATTAACTCCACGGATCCTACCCGCGGATCGCCCTGCGGGACCGGAATGGACAACGCGTTGCCGTTGCCCACCTCCCTCGCGGATTTCTCTGCTCTGGCTTTGCCTTCAGCGTTCCCGGCCTGGTAATAGAAACACAAAATCCCCATGCTCCCGACTTTCTCCATGAAGGAGAAAATCCAGGAGATCAGTTCGTCACGGAGCCACCAACCCCAATAGCAGTAGTCACGCAGGCCGATACCGCCGACGCGGCCAGCCATGTCGGCTTCCCAGTAATCCGCGTCCTCAAGGTCATACTCATGGATGATGAATCGCTGGCGTACGTCGGGCCGCGATAGCATCATCACCGGCGCGGAGGCGTCGCCGATCCGCACGTCCGGATAATCCTTTTGGAACGTGCCGTTGATCATCACCCCATAGGTACCGTTCCAATCCAATTGGATCTTGTCGCCGTTGATGGGTGAGTGTTTGGGCGTACACCATCGCATGAACCCGCCCACCGGCCGTTTCTCGATGGTGTGCTGCGACCCATACCGGCCGTACCAGATCGCGTTGCCCAGGTAATACCGCTGTTGCTTGTGACGTTTGGTCTTGCCGTGAATGGCCAGCAGGATATTGCGGATCTGTTCTGTCTCGTCGTTGGCTTGCTTCTCGTCGACCAACTTGATGTCAATGGGCCAGCGTGCGAGGGGCTTCAGACGCTCTTGGAGCAGCGAGCGGAAATAGGGGTCCCGCCGCATGGCCTGGGCTTGTTCCCGGCCCTGTCGGTAAGCCTCATCCCACCGATAGCTGTAGAGCTTGCTCGCCATGTTGTAAATGGCGTTGAAAGACCTGTGGTGGGGCAGCAAATACCCGTCCTTGCTGACGGCCGCCGTAAGCTCGGGCAGGGGGTCAGGGGTGCGGGCGGCCCGCACCCCGTTGTCAGTTCCGGTCATGATCACCTCGTGAAAACAGGCTTACGGGTCGTCTCTGCCGCATGGATCCACTCTGCACTGGCGTCACTGTTGCCTGTCGAATAAAAGGCCTGATTTAGGCCATCAAGGTCGTCAGGGCTTCGGCCAATGCGTTTCTTGGTCTGGTCCTTTGGCTCCACCACTTTCCTGCCTGCACCGTCCAGGCGATACGTGGGAGCCAGGGCCTGCTGACGCAGCCGGGCCAGCACTTGCTTGGACAATCGGGACAGATCAAGCTGGCCCTCATCGGCCATCTTCGCCGTACTGAACCAGAGTTCACTGCGTGTGTTCGGGTACAACGGGTTCAAAGGGCGACCAGCGGCGGAAATCCCTTGCCAGTTCCACCCGTCGCCCTGGTCCAGAACGCCCTGTCCGTAGCCGTCCCGCTCGATCTTCACGAGGATCTGCTCAGGCTTCACGGGTGCCTCTGTGTTGGGCCTGATGCTGTTCACCCACTTGGCCATGTCCCTGCACACCTCTTTGAGCTTGCCAGCGGTCTGGCTGGTGTTCCATCCGTTCGCGGCCTCATGGTTCAATGATACAGGACCACACCGCGCGTGAACCGTTGTCCAGTCGTCACCGAAGATCGCCACGTCGCATCCGATCTCCGGAAGTAGACCGCGCCGCACGAGGTCGGCAGGATTGACACCAGACGGTTTGCAGGCCTGTGTAAATGCCATCTCACTCCACACCGCGTTGGTGCCCTGGGTCGGTCTCCTGCCCAAAACACCGGCTTCGAACAACGGCCCCGGCCTGTACCAATTGCCTGATCCTGGCGGGAACTCAAAGTCCGAAGCCTTTCGCGCGTCGTTGATCTGCTGACAGTTCTCAGCGATCATCCCCATGACCTGGTTCAGGCTCACGGCGTCGGGCACGGGTGCGGGCCGCCCGCACAATTCGGCCTTGATGTTCGGGTGTTCCAGGCAACTCAAACTGAACAAACGCCAACTGGGATTCCCATCAGCGTCGGCCAAATGCTCTTCCATGGCAGACTGGCTGCTGGTCGTGTAAGGGTTGCCAATGCTACCCCACGCGTGGCCGTCGCCCGCCTTAAACATCATCTTCGTGCGATCGTAATACAAACGGTCAAGGCCCTCGTCCTCGTCAAAAAGGAACAGCATGTTGGGCCGGTGGCGTCCCTGAAAACTCTCCCCCTTCGCAGCCACATAGCCCTTGGCCCAGTGCTCAGGACTCGACCGCATCTCAGGAGCAGCGGGGCCAATGAAGTCGTCATGGAGATTAGCCCTGGCCCTCTGTAGCCTCACCTCTGTCCAAAGCAGGTCCTTGACGTCCCGGTCAGTCGGTGCCGTGGTGATCACAACGCTGGGGTCCCGTGTGTCGTACCACCAGTTGCAGAGCCACGCGAAAAGAAACGTCTTTCCCACGCTGTGGCCTGCTCTAACCTTGATCTTGTACGGCGGCTCAAGGAACGCCTTGGCAATGGCTGCTTGGTCCGGCGTCGGGGTGATCTTGAGCACATCCCGACCATAGCCAACCGGGTCATTCCGGTACCGGCTCAGTACCGTCTGGGTGCGGGCCGCCCGCACCTGACCCGTCCGTTCCATCAGCACTTTGACCACTCTGGGTGGCATCACTCGATTGATCGCCCGGAGCTGTTGTGCTGAGAATGGTGAGGAGCTGTTTGACCGCATCACTGTCCTTCGTGAGTCCCAAATGATCGGCCAGCTTGTCGAGTGCCTTCAGTTTGTCCGCCAGCTTGTATTCAATCTCCTCAATCTCCTCGATGGTGGGATCATCGTGGCTGGGATTGCGGACGATGCGTTTCTTGACCTTGATTGACACAATCGCCCGTCGCATCGCAGGCGAAATCTTGTCCCAATGGCGAGGCTTGGGCAATCCAGTATGAGCATCCGCCTCGAAGTACTCCACCTTGTCGACGAATGCAACCAAGGCGTACTCTCGCAGCACCTTGGAAGCCGAAAATCCACACTCCTTGGCGTGCATTTCCTTTGCCGCTTGAACCTCTGCTTGTACATTAGGGTTTGCTAGTAATTTACACCCTTCAACTCGTGCGGTGGAGTAAGCTGGTGTGTAGTCGGGAGTTGAGAAAGCTCGCAAGTACGCTTGAGTAGCGTTGCGTGATGCAACGTACTCGCGAACAAAGCGTAATTGATTATCTGTCAATGCCATATACGTGCATAAACCCTGGGCGGTGTACCACCCAGGGCCATCCCTTTCGTTCGTGTTGGTGATCCACCTGCTACCTATAGGGTAGGGGTACACATCATGTGTATGTTCTGGTAAAGGTAACTGAGTGGGTAGAATTCACCCGGACATTGCCTTTCTTGATGTCTTGCTCAACCAGCGTAGCGTAGCCTGCGATATCGTGCCAGTGGTCCGCGTGGTCTGCGTTTCCGGCGATCACCCTCCCGATCTTGTGCAAAATCATGTCCAAGGCCTCACGCTGGCAGTGGGTCAATCGACTCCAGGACATTTGGAACCTGCGCACGACGTCCTTCAATTCCTGCGTGCACTGGGCGTGGTCAGGGTACTTGCCGTGGGTCGCTGCTCGTTCCTTGAGCGTGTCTTCCACGGTGTGGGGTGCGGGCGGCCCGCACCCTTGCAACGATGCAGGCAAGTTCAATCCGGCGGCAATCTGCTCAGAATACGGGTTTTTTGGCAACGGTTTTACCTTGGGCTTCTGGTTGTGCTTGGCCCACAATTCCCGCATCTCTTCTTCGCTTGGTTGGGTGTCAGTATTCACCCGCGACAACGTGGCGCTACACTGAGAGCACCACATCGAGTAGCAATGCACCTCCTTGCGTATTTCAATCGTACGTTCGGCTTTGCAATATTTGCAATATAAATCCATGTGCTGCGTTTCCCACTGAAGTGGCGTGGCCTCGGATGCAGGTTCGGCGGGGTGCGGGTTATCCTTGTCCCACTCTTCGTACGCCTTTGCAACCCTATCGAAAAAGCGTGTTATTTGGTTACATTTTCGACACTTCACGGCCCATCGTGTAACACCTGTGGCCATTGCCATGACTTTGTCTTGATACGGCAACAAATCGCAATTGGTCTTGCAATGGTTGCAATAATGTGTCATGTCACCCCCAGATTCTTCGCTACTTGGTCAAAAGCTTCTTGGAATTTCAGCCTCGCCCGTGGCACTCGAAGGCCGAGCCGATGGGCTTCGGTGATCAAATTGGGATCGTCAGGGGTGCGGGCGGCCCGCACCAACGCCAGCTGTAATGGGTCGAGTCCCGCCAACCCTGCCGTGAGATCCAATTGAGCAAAATTGTGCTCATATGCCTGAGATTCAAGCGTTTTGTCGTCGTGTTGCGTCCTTGCCCGTTCATCCATCACCCGCCTGGAATATCGACACATGGCCCTGATCGCGGCGGAACTGTAATAATTGATAAACGTTCCATGTTCTCGGTTATAGTATTTCACGCAATCCACGAATGTGCTCTGCCCAACGCTCTCCAGGTCGTCCGCGTGCAAGCCAAGACGCTTGGCATAGAATTGGGCTTTCCGGCGTATAAACATGAGGCATGAGGCGGCCAGGATGTTGGCCGCAGCTCGATCACCAGCAGCAGCCAACGCATGGTATTCCGCTTGCTGCTCCGTGCTCAGCCTCACGCGTTGATCTCCGGCAGGGGCTTCCATTGCTTTGCTTCATCTTCGCCTGGGATTTCAATCGGACAGCGATGTCGATCCAACCAGAAATGCTGGGTCAGATAGGCTAAAAGACCCCAATGTCCTATTTCGATAAACGGGTCACCGTTGCAATCAAAAACTTGCAAAAGCACCTCAGTCCCGTCCTTCGGCGCCGTCTCGATTGGCAACCATGGCTCCGGGGTGCGGTCATTCCAGGCAACTGCGGCCTCTTCTGGATCCTCGTAATAGTCGGTCATGGCTTTGCACTTGCTGCAATGGATCCAAAACCCATAATACATGTTTGACTGAGATTTGCCCTGGCCCCCGCACTTGGCAAACGGGCACCGCTTTAGCTTCGACTCGCTCATGACGTCCTCGCTGTGATTGCCCGTTCCAGATCCAAAAACGCCTGACCGCTCTTCACGGTCACCGCCGTGGCACGAATCACAATCCAACCCTGGATCGCAGCCGCGTTGTACTTCTCAATGTCACCTGTGTAGCCACTGATGGAGGTGTGACGCGACTTGGCCGAGAATATCCCCTCATACTCAAAAGCTACCTTGATTCCGGGCCACGCTGCATCAAATCGCCACTTCCGAACGTCGTCGAAAACATACTCAGTCAGCGGAGGCCCAATCTCCCATTGCCGGCATAGAACGTCGATCTGGAGCAGCAACGCTGACCGCGGCTTTGGCCCCGCGTAACGCGGCTTCACCTTCACAGGCTCCACGATGCCGTGTTTTCGGGCCTCGGCCTTGCTCATTCGGATCGGCATCACACAGCCTCCAGGGTGCGGACGGCCCGCACAACAAGCATCGAAATCACAAAGTGTAACTTAGGTACACCACTACGATCTGTGCGATAATACCTGTAAACATCAAAAACAGTATTGTCCTGTATATAATTTTCATTCGATATTCCTCGTCATAGTTTCGCATAATTTGATTCCGGGATCTTGACGCTCAATGGTGCCCAGTGGGTGGCATTGATGAACTCGCCCTCAGTGCCGTTTGCCCGCCATTTGCCATCCATTCGGCTCCAATAACCAACTTTGAGCCATTCGCCATCCCATAGAAGAATTTCTTCATCTCCTTTGTAAACGGCTGTCTCGATCGGCCGCATTTCTTGCATTTCATTCTCCTGTTAGAACCAACTCCGGGGTGCGGGCGGCCCGCACCCGCTCACCATCCACATTGAACTGCATGCCCTTGAACATCTCTTGTTGCTTCTTGGTCCGAACCTTGGTTTTCTTCTTTCGTTTCAAGGATTCCGGCGTGAAGTCGAACCACATCCGGGACTCGTCAGGCATCACCATCATCACCGAAACCTTACCCTCGCCCACCCAAATCGACTCAGGCTCACCGATCTCTTTGGCGCTGTGTTGGAGCCACCTGTCTGCGGCCATCAACTCGGGTGTGATCCGTGCGTTCTGCTCGCAGATCGCACGCGTGACGAGGTCCTGTTCTCCATAAATTGTAACAGGTCGCCTGTAATCGTCGTTAGGCTCCACATATTCGCCAGGTACGCCAGAAAGATAAAATCCGCTACCTGTGGTCATCTCAATCGGCATTGTCGCCCGCCTGCTGGCAATCAGAGCGTCAAGCTCCGCGTCTGTCTCATTATTTGGATAATCGTCTTCGCCACGCGAGGCTTTATAAATCTGATAACAGCGATAGCATACGTTTTTCGGATGACGGTGTTTGCCAGAAACATTCATATTGCATCGCACGCACCGTGATCCAGGTGGATAACGACCTGTCATGACACACTCCCCACACCGTTCACCGTGGCCATCATGTCATTGATCTCTTTCGCAACCTTCATGGCCGCTTCAAGCTCCATGCGAAGACGTTCATGAGACTCGCAAAGCCTTTTAATATCTTGCATCGATATAATGCCAACATAAATATCGTAAACTTTTTCAGTGGATATTGGTGTTGCTGCGGCAGCTTTTCTCAAAAAATCATCATCCATTGGCGTCTCCTATGCAACTGATTGCCATTCCCGGAATTCACATACCGCCTGGATCAATTTGGCCTTGCGTTCTGGCTCTGGCACGGTGGCCAGCCAGTTGCCGAGGCCCTTGCCCGGAGGGGGCAAGTAGATGCCACCTGGCGTCACAACACGGACAGAGGCAGCGGACAGAAGCAATGAGCCAGCCACTCGGGTGGCGTGGTCAATGGCCCCGTCATCAGCCACAACGACGACGCGGCGACCATGTAGGCGTCCAGACTGAGCACGTGTCCATTTGTTACAGCCGAAAGGGGGACATACTGCAAACACGCCCAATTGTTGTAATAGATCCACATCTTTCTCACTCTCGCACACAATCACTGGCTGCTTGATATCACCCATTCTGCCATAGATCAGGTGATCGACACTCAGAGTCTCCAGCTGAATCCCACCACTGCCTTCGGTCTTGGCCCACCATCCTGGCGATTTCTGAACGTAATTGCCCTTGTGCAAGTTGTTGGCCCACCCTTGGGGGATGGGCCGTTTCCACGTGAAATCTTTGCTCCGTCCCTCGATGAACCCAGGCTCCCACCGAAGCTTGACCGCAATGAGCTTGTCGCCATCGTAGTAGGGGTACTGGGCCACCTGCTTGCTCTTGATCCGCGATTGCACAGCGACACCAGGGAAAAACGCCGTGGGGGGCAGCCCCATCGCCGTGGCCACGTCACGCCATGTCGCCTGACACCCCATGCACCGGCAGACCAGCTCCCCTTTCTCGCCCAGCCAAGCCCTGAACGATGGCGTCCTATCACCGTTCGGGTGGCGGGATCGATCACCCGCAAACGGGCATCGGGCGGTCAGTCCACGCCCATCGTGCGTGACGTGTTCCAGCCTCCCGATGATCGCGTGGTACTGGTCAAGACGGGCCATCCGTGTTCTCCAAGGGTGCGGGCGGCCCGCACCCCAATGTCACTTTCCAAGGTATTTTGTCATGTCCAGGGGGGTCACCTCGCCATCCTTGGTGATCTGACCCTTCACGCCCTCCTTGAACAACGTCGGGTGCAGATGCTTCAGGTTGCGGATGTACAATTCCACGTCCGTTTCGGGAATGGTCTCTTCAAAAGGCCACGCACCGCGCTCAATTCGTACTGTCATGTTCATGTTCAATCCTTTTTGTAAGGGCAATTCAACTCGCTCGCACACCCACACTGCTGGCCCACTGGCGTCACAATTCGCCGACACCGCGGGCACGTTTCATCCGCCGTTCCGGCCTTCAAGGCAATCAACTGCTCCTTGAAGGCCTTACAAGCCGCCACCACCTCGTTGGTGATCTCGGCTTTCGGGCCAGAAATCCGGGGCGTCAGACCATCCCAGCGGATCTCCAGGCCCCGCACCTTCAACTGGTTCAGGAATCGATCAATGGCCGTCATCGCTTCCCTTTCTTCTTTGATCGCTCTGCAAAATCTGCAACCATTCTGTCTCTTAACTTGCAGAGTTTTTTATGTATCGTTCTACGCTGAGAATCTGTTATTATGTCACGCATATGAAGCTGTGCCGCCGCATCATTCAGCCGCAACAAATACTTCATGTCGACCTTGCTGATGTTCGCTTTCTCAACCTGTATGGTCATGATTGAGACCCTCATATGCATCTTTTAGGGGGCATGGGAATATCCACGCCCAAAGGTTTCCACATATGCAACACGCCCTTATGATAATTGACGTAATCCTTTTTGGGCGGATGGTATTGGATGACACATTCGTCATCGTCCCAAAACAGGTCTTTGACGTGGCACATCATCTCCCAGGTTGGCGTTTCAAATGAACCGGGGATGCTCACCGAAACATGGTCGAATGGCGGTCCTGGCAAACCCATCTCCGCCCATGTTTCCGTTGTGCCTTTCGCCGCGACTATATGCAAAATTCCTTGCTGATACCTCACAAGGAACCGCCCAAAAAACTCACCGCGTGGGCCTTCCTGGCGAAACTTTTCCAGCATGTCAGGCACTTTGCTTTTCATGTATGTCCTTTATTAATCATCATTGTTCAATTCGTCTTCGTTGATGATTTCGCCGTACGGATGCTGCAACTGGTGAACGTCGTTTTGCAGGTCTCGCACCATTCGTTGCAGATCTGCAATATAGATCATCGCAAGCTTGCATTTCTCCCACACCAGCCAAGTGATGAACCCGCATGCAAACGCGATGAGCCACATTGCACACACAGCGTTTTCGTTGGACATTGTCGACTTGTGTTCAGTCGACACAATCATATGCTCATTGCTCATATCAGCCCCCAATGGTAAGAATCCGCAACTCGTTAGGTAACTCCCAATTGTTGGCCGCGATCTTATTGATCAACTCGCTGGCCCTATCCATATTAACATTCTTGGTATTGATGCCGTATTTCCTCAATGTAGATTCTTGCTTCTTCGTGCACCGCTTCTGCTTCATGTTCTCAATCACGGCGGATGCCTGGCGTTTCCCGTACATTTTCGCGGTGTCGGGGTGCACGCCCAGGCCCACGAGCAACTGGATCTGGGCATCGCTGGCCCCGCCTCGCTGCGGGCCGCCCGCACCCACCGTGGCCGGAACACCACCTCCCTCGAACGGATCCGCGTTGTAAACCGAGTACTCCGCCTCTTCGGCGATGACCTTTTGCCTGGCGTCCCAGGAACGTTCCAAAGCCAGCAACGCTTGGGCCTGCTCCAGCATCTTCTGTGGGTCTTTTCCGCTCCCCTCACGCCTTGCAAGCTCGCGTGTCTCCACGTCGTAATTGCCGCCGAGGACGTCAAACGTGGACGCGAGTTTGTGCTCACTGACACCAACAAAATCGAGCACCAGACATTCCGATTTCAAACTGGTCAGGATCGAGAGCTTTCGCTCTCCAGGGTCCTCGATCCCATCCACGCATCCAGGCAACGGACGCAGACCACGGCCGAGCATTTGGGCATAGAGAGCAAGGGATTTCGTCGGCCGACCCATCACGATGGCTGTGCAGTTCGGCGCATCAAACCCCTCCGTCAGAACAGCGCAGTTACACAAGAATTGAATGCGGCCTGCGGAGAACTGCTGAACAATCTCCGACCGTTGCTCCTTTGGTGTCTCACCATCCACGGCTGCGGCGGTCACCCCATATCGACGCAGCACCGAAGCCATGGTATGAGCGTGCTTGACCGAGGCCGTAAACACAAGCGTTGAACGCTGGCCCACCAGTTCAATCGTGGGCTTGGCCATCCCGTGGACGATTTCCTCCTCCATGAGGATCGCTTCCAGCTCACCCGGCGCAAAATCCTGGTCTCCATCCATGTTCTTGCGGGTCTTGATGCCCGAGAAATCAAGCTTGTCCACGACCACGGATTGCTGTTTGATCGGCACCAACCAGCCTTCACCGATCCCCGGCACAATGCCCATCTCGAAGGCCACCGACTCAAACATCGTGCCAAGTGCGGTACCGTCGGTCCTGTTCGGCGTCGCGGTCAACCCGACGACTTTGACGCCAGGATTGATAGCCCTGAAATGGTCAATCACCCGTCTATACGTAGACGAAGTTGCATGATGGCATTCGTCTACGATGATGAGGCCGAATGGATTGTTGCTGTACTTCTTGAGCCGCTTTTCACCAGACATCGATTGCACGCTGCCGACTACCGCCATCCCACCCTGATAAAGCGTGTCAAAGCCGGCAGTCCTCTCGCCCATTTCCACCGCTGGCCGATACCCGAGCTCGTGGGATAGCTTGTCCGCGGCCTGGTCAATCAGTTCCTTGGTGTGGGCCAGGAAGAGCGTGTTACCGTGCGGCCACTCGGCGATAAGCTTGCTGGCCACCACAGTCTTGCCAAGCCCAGTGGCCAACACGATCACAGTGGACCCGTAAGATTTAAGCCTCTCACGGGCACTTTCGATCGCCTCAAACTGATACCCACGCAGCGTCTTCATGCTACCTCCGGGGTGCGGGCCGCCCGCACCCTTCAGTTCTTGGAAGGCTTGATTTCCCGTTGGATCCGATCCCACGCTTCACGCGGTTTGGCTATGTCGATCAACAACCGCAGATTACCCACCAAGTGCCTGGCTTGATCGATCGTCAATGGTGCTCGGATAATCCCAAACGGCGTCATGACAGTGACGTTGATGGTGTCCTCTGGGATCAACCACACACTGAGGATCTTGCCTTTCGGTGCAGCGATATGGTACCCAGCCAGCCACCATGCTGCCTTCAATGCCCAGGTTCGGGCCTTAATCCAACCGCGATTAATTACGTTCATTTTGTTCCGCTTTCTTGTCGATAGTAATTGCACTGGGGTGAACACGAACTACGTGTCCCTTACGGCGAAGAGCATCACGCATGTTCTCTGCTGTTACTGATGGTAATCGATCCTTGACAATCCTCCATTGAGATCCGTTCCAGGTCTCAACGCGCCAGAGATCATTCATCAGGATTGCCCTCTTTCATTGTGATGTAACTGACCACCACAACCTTAATTGCAATCATCCTGTTCCCGCAGAATCTGCAATTCAGTTTCACCATTTGCACATCAGCAGTGAAATGCTTGATGGATTGGGGTTCATTCCTGCCACAATGCGGGCACACAATGTCGTCGGTAAACATTGTCTCGTTCTGGCTCATGTGGGCACCTCGCTGGCTTTGAGGCCCACCTTGGACACACGCCCGCACCCGCCGCAAACTGAGCAATCGTGCTTCTTGCCCTCGCAGTTGCATCGCTCGATGGGCCTGCCGTTCCAGAGAGTCTTGCGGGCACTCTCGACCGTGGCCCCGACAGAATCGATCCGCGTCCACCGCGCGAAGGGCGACCGACCCAATTCCACAATGTCCTTGTGGATGGCCTTCAGGGCCAGACACACGCGCTCAACTCGCTTGGTGTAATCGTCGCCGTCCCGATCCGGATCGAGCGTGGGGCAGGGCACACCGTACGATGCGGCTTTCTGTCGCATCTCTGGAGCCATGCGAAAAAACTCAATCTCGCCTGCGATGATGCCCGAGCCCGTGCAGGTGGGGCAAAGTTCGCTGTCACCGTCGCCATCGCAAGCGGGACAAACGCAGTATCCTGGCGATGCTTTCCACACCTCGTCCAGACACCCCGGAATCTCACGGCCGAGTTGGTCAAGGTGCGGGCCGCCCGCACCATCGTCGACGATTTCGGCTTGTTTTTCCGCTTTCGGCTCCGGCGACGCTTCCCGTTTTGGCTCTGGGGGCTTCTCGGCAGCCTTGGCTTTTTCGGCCGCCTTCTTTTCGGCCTTGGCCGCGTTCCCCATCCTCGCGGCGCTGGATTTCTCTGGGTCCACCTTCTTGCCCGTGCGCTCCCTCACGATGCTGTTGACGGTCGAATCAGCACAACACACCAGCCGAGCAATCTCACGGTTTGACAGCTTGCCTTCCACGAACTGCTTCTGGAACTCTGGGTCGTCCAATATGCTGGTGATCGCCTTGCGAATGTCGTGGCTTGACCGCGGCTTCCCTGAGTTGTCACCAAGGCTGTAAATCCACGCGTCTCGCCGCGTTCCCGGCCTCACCTCGTACTCAATCCGTGCGCCTGTCTCCGTGGCCGCAGCGTGCCTGTGGAAGCCACCAGCAAGGTGGTATTGCTCACCGTCCGAGTACACAATGGGCTTGTCCCGAAACACTCCGCCGGCGTTCAAGACTTCGGCCAATTCCTGCACCCACAACTGATCCAGACCACCCGCACGTTGCTGGATCTCGGGATCCACTCGGACCGCGTCAGGGGAGAGCGTTTTGACGCCAGGGGAGGCGGGTTTTCTCGTCTTCGTCACGATCTTCATTCCTTGGTTTGGGTGGTGTTTTTGCTGATGTATTCCCGGACCCATTCCGGTTTGAACCTGCGGATCTTGTGTTGCCCGGCCCCGAAATCGGCGAACGTGATGGCCCCGCTCTCGCACAGCCGTTGAACGTGGCGAATGGAGATCCCAAGCATCCGGGCAACCTGCTCTGAACTCAGCTGGGGTGCGTCAATTTGGTCAGTCGTGGTACTCATGGCCTCCTCTGTCTAAATGAGCGAATTGGACGACTACCGATAGGGTAGGGGTGCGGGCCGCCCGCACCCTTGCAATCAAAACAGGATCTCGCCATCGACCTCACCTCGTGTGTGCTTTTCGATCAGCATCACCGCGGCGAGGTGGGCCTTGTGTTCGGGTGCAAATGTCCCGATCTTGTCAGTCGGTTGATAGTTCGACTTCATTTCCTTGTTCATCGTCGTGATGAAATGAGCCCAGTTCCAATCCAGTTTCTTGAACAACTCGGCAAACGCTGCTGGGTCATTCACGAGTCGATCGACGTCATCCGGGTGGGGCTGCCATGCAGGTTCTGGCTTGTTTTGTGGGGTTTGGTGGTTCGCAGGGTGCGGGCGGCCCGCACCCTTGTCGTTTCGGTGCCCGTTCCCGCTGGCATAGTTACCGTCGTCGTCATCGTCCGGCGCCACACCCACCATCGCCGATAGCGAGTAACGGCGGGCATAGGTGATCGCTGATCCAATGGCCTGGGGGTTCTCTTTCTCCACGGGGATCGTCAGCTGGCCCTGGAGCGAGTGACCCGACTTGTGGAGCAGGATGGTGGTAACTCTCACCTTCTTCCCATCCAGCACCTCCGGGATCTGCACCACGCTAAACCCCTCATCGGTCAGTGGCTTACGGCAGGCTTCCCAGACGGACGCAAGGTCAGCGTACATCGATTTGAAAAAGGGGTTGGCGGTGTCCTTCTTGGCCCCCATAAGTTTGGCCTGCACCTTGGCAAGGCTGATGGCAAATTCCTTCATCTCACTGGCTGGTGTCATTGTCTCGCTCATTATGCAACCCTCTCAATGTTGATTGCTTGCGATGCATCAAGAAATTTAAGACGCAATTCATTTTCACCCAACTGATTCAATAACGTGTTCAACGTGTTGCTTATTACCGCTATCAATTCGTCGTGATTTCTCAGCTTTGCGTAGACAGTCCCATTCGCTTTTGGCTTGCATTGACGTTTGCGAGGCCACTTTTTATCAGGCCAAAGAATCTTGAAATAATCTCCAACAGTTCTGCGAGAAACTAAAAAACCAAGGTCTTCAGACACTGATTGGGTAAATGCCGCAATAGTTGGTTTATCCTCAAAAATATGTGCTTTCATCGACTCCATTTTTTTTGCCAAAGCAAATTCTTGAAGACGATTCAGCTTTCTAGTGCCTGAACCATTCGCATTCTTTTCCATTATGCAACCCTCTCAATTTGGACCCGGAAAACTCGCTTCGGGGTGCGGGCCGCCCGCACCTTGGACCACTTCCGCCTGAACTCCCGCAACATCCGCTGGCACCCGTCACAGAGGCCACCGCGGATGGTCTCAGCGGTCAAAGCCTCACCACAGCCAGTGTAACAGTGGATCCCATCCCAGTTATCCTCGTCCTGATCTGCGGAAAATTCGGATTGTAGCACTTGCATAAACTTATCCGATGGCAACTTGGTCTATATCGGTCATCTCGGCCTGCTCAGACAGTGTATATACTGGGCACGACACTTGTCAACTTGGCTGATTTGGAATTGATCGCATCGGCGGTGTATATACAATGTAACCTTCTGAAACTGAGGGGCTTGCGATGACTGAAGAATTTGAAAATAGTTCGGGACCGACCAAGAACAGTGCGTTTAGGCTGGCACCAGTCACCCTATCTGAGCTTGATGTGGTGGCTGCGGATCTGGCGTCGTCCACGCTGGCAAAGCCGAGCCGTACCAATGCCATCCGCTTTCTTGCAAAGAACGCTCATCAGCTCCGCGGCTGGCCGCTATTGGGTGACTTGGGTGCGGGCCGTCCGCAGAATTGTGCGTCCTCGGAACGCATGACGTTGGGCAGCATGTTCCCCGCTGACGCTGTCGTTTATCGCGTGGTGGGGAATTCCATGGCCGAGGATGCCATCCTCGATGGCGACTACGTGATTGTCCGCCCCGACGTGGATGTGCCCAATGGCTCGATCGTGGTGGCCTGGATCCACGACGTGGGTTCGGTGATCAAGCGATATGACGCCAAAGGAAAGCGGCTTGTGACGGCCGAGAAGTCCCGCTGGTCTCACATCCTCACCGATGCGGATCAGGTGTTGGGCGTGCTGGTGGGTGTTGTCCGGCGTCAACGATGATTGTGCGTAGTGTAGTATATGGATGCCCACTTAAAGGAGCTCCACATGATAGCCACCGAGACGTTGACAAAAAAGCAGATGCGAGTGTTGCAGTTTATCGCCAAACACATTGCGGAGAAACAGTATCCACCGTCGGTCCGTGACATCCAGATGTGGTTCTCGTTTAAGTCGTCCAACGGCGTGATATGCCACCTGAACGCATTGGTGCGAAAGGGTTGGATACGGCGTGAACCATTGCTTTCCCGTGGGATCGTCATAATCCGGGAATTGCCGTGACGTGTGGAGAACGTGTGGAGTTCGAGTAGTTTTTGTTGACCAAGTTGGCCGAGTCGCCTGCACCGATGTCCAGTTATGTCGAATTTGGAGCCTCAAATTGTGCTCGGTGTCGTGCCATGACGCCAGAATAGAAAAACCACGGGAGCTGTCCCCGTGGTCTCAAGTTCACTCTGAACGCGTGGTCAGTTACGAGTTGATAGCCTCCAAAATCTCGAATGGTACCGAGTCGTCGAATAGGTCCACTCCCACCATCGCACTTTCCGGGTGATCCAGGTACGCGCAGCCGACCTTGCTCTTGTTGAACAGCTGGTCCCAGATCTGATCAATCACAGCGGGAATCGCCGAGACGGCTTGCTTGAGCACCAGCCGGGCCAGCGGTTGAGGCACCTGATCAATCAGCGAGTTGACCAGGGCAATCAGGGCCGTCTTGAGTTCGCTGGGGGCAGACAGGGCATTCGGTGGAACGTCTCCAGTCGGCGTGGGAGCCTGGGCCAAAGCGAGGCCAAACGAGCTCCCGAACCAGCCGAACTTGCGGGTGAGGACACCGATCAGCAACATCAATAACGCTTGATAAGTCATCGTCATCTCCATGGGAAGGGTGCGGGCCGCCCGCACCCCAAGAGGTCGGCACACGGCCGATTTAAGGGTTAATGTCAGGTCCGGCACACGATAGCCGGAGCAGACAAAACGCGAGTACCAACAATGCTGGGAACCCAAGCATTGACAACAGGACTGGGCGTGGACGTCGCTGCTGGGATCGGCGTTTGCGGAACGGCATTGGTCTCCTCGATCGTTATCAGCCGGCGTCCAACGCCTGGGACATCAAACCATTCCTGCCGGGTTCGCTTGGCCGAGGGCATGGGCTTCGGGTGATCCTCATTGGGCACAACGATGATTGGCGGCCGACTTTCAACCTGGATCACCGGTGGCGTGTCTCCCCGGATCATGGGCGGTAACGCCAGAACAAACAGCATTGCAATCATGTGATTCCTTTTTATTTCCTAAGGGCGATGAGTCGCATCAACATCCAGGCCCAACTGCCGATCGTTCCGGCGTAGGTGATCGGCCACCCGATCACCTTGATCCATCCCCAGACGCTTTGGTCCGAAGGATGGTTTACAGCGTAATTCAGGCCGACCAAATAGCCGACGAAACCGTAAATCAAGATCGGCGGAACAAGCAAAAACAAGCCCATTTCGCCTCCTGGGGTGCGGGCCGCCCGCACCCTTAATGTGAATAGCCAAGTTTTTGCAGAGGCACATCTCGATCAGCAACGCCACCAGCCCACCAATACACTTTGCCGCCTTGCCACCAAACCTGATCACCAATCATGATGGCAACAGGAGCCCCGGTATCAGCTCGCTTCTCGATGCACCGCACGGCGCAGGAACCTGAATATGGGCTTTTATCCTCGACATTCAGCAAGGTAACGCCGTCTTTTCTGGACACCCCAACAACAGATCCGCCAACCATGTGAAGCCCTCGATTAAATCCGGGTGTAGCCGTCTTCGAACGCATCCGCCGGCGAGAATGAGGTGTATCCATCCTTGTACAGGACATAGTACCCGCCCGCTTGCGGCTTGTGTTTTCTCATGTAAGCCGAGTCAACCTTAAAAGGCCCATAGCCTTCTTCGATAGGCGTGATTATGGCACTACCGTCAGTCTTCCGGTTCGGCTCGCCTTCGCCATCGATCACGATCGTAGCAATCTTCAATGCCCATACTTCCTTGTGGCACCGATACTTTGGCATTTCGCGCATCACTCTTCTCCTTGTAGATTTCGACCAAGTTCGCCGTCCGCACCCTTGATCACTTCAGAATCGGGGGATTATACCCCTGGGGATCGTCGATCATACCACGGAACAAATAGTGCTCGTGATATTTGAATGTCTGCTCATGGTGGTCCCACAGCAGATTCATACGGCCTTCAACGCCGTAGGTTACATCCCAGTGGTTCCAGGCGGTCTCGACCAAACCACCATCCCAAATCAGGCCTTCAACACCAATCGAGTGATTGCCCGGCCCATTGTCGACACCGGCCACACCCGCACTGTTCACGTTCATGAATGCACGGTTGACATGCACGGCAGCCACGCCAATAAACCCTTGTGCCAGTCCACTATACCAACCTTCGCGAGTGCCCGCCGCATACACCTCAAAACCCTTAAAGCGGGCCGCTTCTGCGTCCGCTTTGGCCGTGTCGTAACGGTTACGGTAAATCTGGTCCCAGCCTACCAAAGCCTCGGTGCAGATGCCCATTTCAGCTACTTTTATGCGTCCATCGGCCAGCGAGGAACCATTGTCACGGCCGCCGTTCATGAGCGAGTACGCATAGGCCCCACTGAGATCGATCCGCGCAAGACCCCTTGCTACACGTGCACGAGCCGCTGCCATGGCCTCAGCAAATCCATTGCAAGAACCGTGCGATCGCTGATTCTTGATCCAATCTTTGCCAACGAATCGCTTCTTGCCGTCCATCTTCCCTGAACGCGCAACATCCTCGATCTCGCCCCAAGCCAGCATCTTTTGAGCCGTCTCATACAACGGCATGTTCGCGGTTGTCTGGGGGGCAATGAGTGTCCCCAACCGCCGCATGAAGCCAATGTTGTCCAAGACCTGTGGCAGGTTGAATTCATCGTCAATCACTTGCTCACCTCCTCAATCTTGGCCTTGATGTCCGGCACACTCTTGGGCAGTGGTACGGCGGTGATCGCATCACCCTTATCCGAGATCAGCAGTAACGCCGGCAGTGTGACGTTTGCTTTGTCCGCCGTCCTCTTGTACCCGGCAATTTTGGCGTAGGCGTCGTCCTGATCGTAAAACCGCCACTTCACACCCAGTGCATTCCACGCAGCCACATCCGCGAGGACCTTGGCCGTGTCTGGGGTCCTCTGACTCGTCTCCTCGATCACCACCACCCAGGCCACCTTGCCCTTTACTGGCCCAGGCGGGTCAGGCGGGATCGGTGGTGGGGGCTGTTTGTGGTCGTCTGGCGTCGGCGCTACCTTGCCATCGCCAATCACAATCTGGGACCGCTCGAAGGTCGTGATCCCTTCTTTCGACGAGGCCACGGCTTCGAATGTGTAGCTGCCGGCCGGACCGGTGAACAGGAATTCACGGTCCCCAACCCGCTCGACTTTCAGGCCTTTGGGCAGCTTCCAGCTGATGAACTCGAACTCGCCCTCAGCCTTCAGTCGTCCGAAGCTGTACAGAGGTACCGACACCTTGTCGGGCAGTTTCAGCGTCGGCGGGGCACAGATAGCCACCGTCGACATAACCACCGCTGCCGATATCGCAAACGTCGCACGCATTGTTACCTCTTGATTGGTTGGGGTCTTACCGTTTCCGCCGCTGGCTCCTCCATGAAGAGCCTCGACTCGATTCGCTCCACCACGCGGATGATCCGCTCCCTCGATTCGCGTTCCGCTGTAAGCTCTTCGCGGAATTTGTTCAGTTCCTCACGGAACTCCGTCCGCACCTCACGCATGTCCTGGCGGTACGTTTCGAGGATCTTCGGGAGGGCGGATTTCAGCACCCAGGCGATCACACCCACCAGGGTGACAATGACACTGACCAGCATCCCTATGCTGCGGAGGTCCGCCTGATTGGTAGCCTGAATGACCTGATTCGGATCCATCGCAAATCTTTCTGTTGAGGGTTCAGGGTGCGGACCGCCCGCACCCCAACTCAGCCGTATGGCTCGTATCGGACCCGTTTGGCAATCAATTCGGATTGTACGATTTCGCCTGGATGCTCGGCATTCTTGAGCAGATCAAACACACGACGTGCTTCCGCAAAATTCCGATCGAAATAGTAGCGATAGATCGATTGGCCGGTTTTGATGGGCTCTTTGAACTGCACGTCAATAATCGCACCACGGTACTTGACCATGATGTCATTGCGGTTGTCGTACAGGGCGAACTTGGCAACGTGGGAGGTTTCTGGAGCGGGGAACCACTGGCCGCCGTAGCCAGCGGATTCTGCGTCTGGTAGTAACGCTGTTTCTCGCGTCTCGGTCGCGAACTCTGGGTATTTCGGCGTCCAGGGGGCTTGCTGGTCTTTGCTGATCCCGAATCGTGATTTTGCCATGAAATAGCTCCTACAGATAGGGTAAGGGTGCGGGCCGCCCGCACCCCAATCATACCCTGAACAGGAGCTCATGCAATTCCTCTGGCGTCGACCGAATCCAGACCGTCAGTTCGTAGATCGCCCGCCACAATTCGACGCCAGGGGCTTTGGTCCAGTCTCCGTTCGTGAAATACTCCACATGTCGTTTGTACACCAGGACTACGATTTCGCTCTGCTGGTCAATGTTGATGAAGTGGCAGGTCGGCTTGCACTTGTTCCTTCGCCGTCGCGCCATGCGTCACCTACGTAGTGGAGTCGTCGATAATCCCGTTGTTCTTCAGGAACGTCAGCAAGTTACCCAGTGCCACATTCCCGCCTTTCGAACCCGTGATCGCTGACCGGAAAATCTGTTTTGGTTGCGGTGCTCCCCATCGATCCCAACTGTAACTGGGAAGCGGGTAAACACGTGTCGATGGCGGCGTACTGCTATACAGACCAGTTGACCATTCAACACACCAATCCGCCCCGTTGATGGGCCAAGGATGGATCCCACGAAATCTTGCATCGACTCTGGATGCGAAACGCCAATTGTACCAATCGGTGGCTATTTGTTTTGCGTCCAGGAGCGTTGGTGCTGATCCAGATGCTGTTGGTGATTCTGAGTAGACCACAGCCGAAGGGCCTACATTACCTGCAATACTACCTGAATCCGAAATACCCAATGAAGACAGATCCCATGAATATGATGCATGACCCGTTATACTCCCAGACGCTGCATATGAGTCATAGTAAACCGTGCAGTTTCCTGGGCATGAATTCGCAATGTCTGAAGGGTTCAAAAGCCCACCAGATATCACTTCGTTAACCAATGAATCATAAGCAGCAAGTGACACTGCTTTTGCCGCTAACGGTCGCCACACTCGCACCGGATCCTGTGCAGGCGTATGTGCGGGATGTGTTTCATCAGCAGGGTGGGAAAGATCCCATGAAATCGTAAGTCGACCGCCTACAGCTTCCGCAGCAGCATCGGCCAGAATTGAAGCCGGGACAATGCTGTATGAGTTAGACAGCCATCGTTCTGGTTGAGGCGAACCATATGCGGAAGGGATGGAATCGATTGTGTATGTATACACGCCGTCGGCATCAACAGCATACTTCATCGCCGTTATGTACTGCGTGAGCAACGATGTCCAACTGGTGTAGGTTCCTGTAGCCGATGCAAATAGTGCCTGTGTTGCCCAATACCGATTATCGACAAACTGCAAAAGCCATAAATCATTTGTTGCTTTTGTTGGGATCGGATCCGTTGATTTTCTTGGTTTCTGACAAATTGGCCGTGGCAACAGCATTTGCATGTGAGGAATCGTCAATGTATTGGTGCCATCTCCAATATCTAATAACCAGCCATATCCATAAAACGCACCACCCGTTTCGCTTCCCACCTTTTTTATTATGTCCCTCAATTGCTGGTCATCGCAGATTGCATACAGTGTCGCCCAGTCATTTACACTTGTTGGCCAACGCAGAACGCCAAGTCTTGGGGCTTTTGTGCTTGTGGATGTCATTTTTGGCCAAACACCGTGCATGATTTGATTCATGCAGTTGCTTGGCCGATAAAACTCGAGCCATTGCGGTTCCCAAATGTTATCCAACATCGCCTGGAGTTCTGGTGTTTGGTCAAGAACAGAAACTCCTGCATAAATAATCATGAGCCGAGATCCACACGGAAATTGATACTGAGCTGGATATCACACCACGCACAACCCGTCTCGGGCGTGCGAGGGCTGAACGACATTCCCAAAACCCGCATGGGCTCACGCAAGGGCGAAACCTTGTTGTCACCGTTGGCGTCGCCATCTGAGGCCAGATCATTCAGCTGAACCGCCTTATGCACGGCCAACGTCCTCGTGACGAGGTTCAGGCCACTGCGTCGGAACTGCTGGGTGTCGTGGTATTCCTGATCGCTGCCCACCTTCGAGAACACGGTGATTGTCCACACGGAATCGATCGCATGGTGCGGGCGGCCCGCACCCGCGGTCATGGCCATGTTCATGCTCATCGAGGCCGGACGGGTCGTCACAAACGATTCTGCCACCGGATGTTTGGACAAAATTGCCGGGCTGGTCAGCGACAAAAACACGAACTCGGCCGGGAGATTTGCACCCGCTGCGATGACCTTTTCCAGCCTCGAGCTGATCACGTCGATGAACTGGGATTCGTTGTAGGTTGGCATTATTGGGTCACCACCACCGTAGTCGATCGGGAAAGCGTGGCGCCGCCTGACGTCGATATCGTGCAGGTGAGCGTGTAGTTGGTGTTCAGTGTCCCGCTACCCAACCAAAAGCCCACGTAGTACGCGATAACGGCCACAGAATCGATTGTGAGGCCAGTTGGCGTGGCCGTGACTGTGGGCGTACCAGTGATTGTCTCGCCGGCCACCAACTCGTCCATGTCACCGAAATCGAAGTGGCACCACCGCCGATCGCCTGGCGTTTTGACTAGATTTCCAGACGTAAGCATTTGCGATTATCCCCCTGGGGTGCGGGCCGCCCGCACCCAGCGGTTCCCATTGAGACATCTTATCGCAATCACCGCGCGGCTCACCGGTGCACCGGAATAGGTCAGATTGACGTTGTACGCCGTGAGAGTGATGGCCCCTTGATCCACAAGGGTTTTCCGTGACGCCAGCAAATTGGCTGATTGGGCGGACAATGTGATTGTGTCCTGATCCACCGCCAATACTTTCGCCCCGCCGCTGTAGACAAGATTCACCGCTTGGCCGGACAGGCTGATCGTACCCTGGTCGACCGTCAGGACCTTGGCGCCGCTACCACTGTACGTCAGCGTCACGGCCTGACCGGTCAACGCCACGCTACCCTGGTCGACAGTAAGAGTGCGGGCGGCGAACAGGTTGACAGATTGATCAGTCAACGCCACGCTACCCTGGGCCACTGGTAAGGTGCGAGCGGCCACCAGATTGACTGACTGGCTCGATAGCGAAATGGAGCCTTGATCGACCGTCAACGTGCGGGCAGCGAGCAGGTTTGCAGGCTCCGCCGTCAGGGTGACAGATCCTTGGGCCACGGGCAACGTGCGTGTGGCAAGGAGGTTTACCGACTGCCCCGAAAGCGATATCGAACCTTGTGCAACAGTGAGGGTGTAACCCGTCGGGGGGTCCAGATTGCTGAATAGGTAATTGCCGAGCGTTGCCGATCCGGTTGCGTCGGGGTGAACGCTATCGCTTGTGGCGATGGTGCCTGTGCCGTCCGTCGAAAAATACGTCACCAACGAATTGCCATACGCTGCAATGGTATTCGACAGGTCTGTATTGTAGGTGCCCCTGTTTGTGTGGTTGAAAGACGTGTCGAACAGCCCGAGCCAGATGACTTTTTTTGTGGGCAGGTCAGTATTAATCTGTGTGATGATTGTTGTGATTGCAGACGTCCAGGTCGCCGACGATTCCGCATTGCCTAAGTCGTTTGTGCCGAATGCAATAATCACACGGTCAGGCGTCGGACTTGCAAGCCCTGGGTAAGTCTTCCAGGATACGCCTTGAGTCGCTGCGGTAGCTCCGCCTTGAGCCTGGACTTGCCAACCACGGTGAGCCTTGACCGCGTATTGAATGAAGTAGCCGGGAGCCGCGTCACCGTTGGTGATCGTCGAATTAGCCGTGATGCTGTCACCCATCCAGTAGTCAACTGGGTAGGCGGTTAACGCTGCCGTGTTGAGACCGGCAGCCATAAAATTGTAAACATACACTCCATTTGGAATGATCAGCCGATAGCTGTGCTCGTTCGAACCGTCGAGACCGGTGAACTCCGTCCAGCCCCATCCGTAACTGGGGTTCTGGCGAGTGAGCGTCGTAATGTCATCATCGACTACCAGCCCAATCGGGTAGTTAAGATCGTACCTATTCCAGATCTTAATACTACTAGTCGTCGCTTTGAATCGACACGACCCGTGGTCGGTGATGCCGAGGTACCCCTCGACCGCTGATGTGCGATAAGCACTACCGTCACGGGTGACCCCGCTCGAGGTAAATCCGAATTGCGGATTCGTGTAACCTGTCGGAGCTGACAACGCGGGAGACGCACCGGTGACGCGAAGAATCTTGTCCCAACCGACAAAATACCGAATTGTTTTAAGTTCGAGCGTGTGGGTAGTGTCGCTGAGACCGGTTGCAACGTTGAGCCATTGCATGTTCCCGCCCGAAGGCGACGCCGTTTGCAATGATCCGCCGTCGATCGTCCAGCCCCACGTCCCACCGTCGCAGTATACATACAGGTCGCAATCGGTACCGGTAAAGTTGACCCGCAACTTCGCGTTGGTGCCGACCGCTTGTTGGATATATTCACCACCGAAGAAATTCGGCGTATTAAACTGCGAGCCGTCCGGAACACCGCCCTCGTAGACGATACCTGCGGTATTTCCGGCGAATATGGTGGTTGACATTTTGCACTTTTATGACGTGTCAGGGTGCGGGCGGCCCGCACCCCAAAGCAGAATTACGCGACCTGGAACCAGCCGTTCGTGGCGTCAAAATCCACGGTGAAAGTTTCGCCTGAATTGGTTGTGATTGAGCTGCCGTAGTCCAGATACGCAATCAACGGTTTGAGCGGACTCGTGGGCGTGGAATCGTAAATCACCGCGTACCGGAACGGACCAAACGAGCCACCCGAAGCCGTGAACACGACGTCAGTGGCCACGATCTTTTCGGTGCCAGACGTGTTGGACAGGGTCAGCGTGGTGGCCGTCCCGCCAGCGGTGTAGCCGTTGCCGGCCGAGATCTCGGTGATGTCAGCCAACACCGCATTTGTGGCCGCGTTGGGCGCGGTATTCGTCAGCATCACTTTGATGGTGTTACTGTTGAAATTGTGCACACCTTTTACCAGGTTTGCACTGTAGATTTGGAACTTCGTTTGCGTGGCCATCTATGAAACCTCCTTTGGGGTGCGGGCGGCCCGCACCCTTACGATGTGATCAGGGTGTCTGCAAGGCTGGGGGAACTTGCAGACGGAAGGACAATCCCGTACTGGCTCATCCCAAACAGGCGTTCGAAAAGGGCTTGAAAAGTCGCGTTGTATGACGCTCCACCGCGATCGTTGGTCACCGCGACAGTGGTTTTGTCGCCGATCGCCCAGGGTGTGGCACCACCGATCACGGCCACGCCGATCGAGCCCGAGTAGGGGTAAATCATTGGCGTCAGAACGCAGCTGTCGATCTGGAGTGAAGACCCGCTGGACAGGCTGAGTGCCCGGATTCTGAGCTTGCCGCCAAGCACTGGTACCGATGGCCCAGTTCGGAACACGGCCGTCTGCGTGACCCAGGTGTTATTGGGTGCACTGGTCAGCGAGATGGTGGTGGAGTTGTTCGCGGACTGGTAATCCGTGAGGACGGTCCCGGTGCTGTCCGTCAGCTCAATCGTGAGATCGCCGGCAGCCGGAACTGTGCTGATCCTGGATCTGACCGCCACCGCATACGAGGTGAACGGTTGCAGGAGCCCGAACGCCAGTGTGTTACTGATCCTGACTTCGGCCACCCCACCGGCAACATTGCCCGATGATGCCCCCATGTAGTGCTGGCTGGTGCTCTGCGTGAAATTGGCCGATCCGACGTCGACCGTCCACCCGTCCGGCACATTGGTCACTGTCCAGGTCTCGAGATCACCATTGGTGAGCAGGTTGCCCGATGCCGATGGCCCGGTGGTCGAGTCGATGGCCGTGAAAGCCGTTGTGGTGGATCCCGAGGGCCAGGCGTAGTAGAGGTAATCGCCCAGGCCGCCGCCCTGGCTGGTGTCAGCACCGACCCACGAGACCTGCTCGAGGCCTGACGTGGCTGTGCCTGTGTAGGTGTCGCTGGTGACGATCACGGCCGCCGTCTCAGCGATCGCCAATTCCGCGGGTAAACCGTCAGGCCGGAGTGTGGTGGTGACAACGCTGCCATTCCCCACAGGACTCACCGCCGTTGGTGTGGCCCCGATCGTGGATCGCTTCACCGTGACGCTGCCGGCGATCATTTGCCGGCGTAGCTCGACCAGGGCCGCAGGGATCGACCCCGCCGAGGCCGGAGCATCCTGGCGAACGAACCAGAGCAGGGTGTTGGCCGCGAGCTGCTGATATGGCCCAAGATAGCTGGCAGGCACCCGCGGAGCTGTCGCAGCGGCGGTAATGGCCGCAGGCGTGATCAGTCGTTCACTGTAGCCGGTGTATTGGTCGAAGAGGCTGCTCAAAGCAGCTGGTAATCCAGCTGCGTGGGGATCCGCCAGGTAAAGCAGCTTGCCGATCCTGCCAATTGTAGTGAACAAAGTAGTAGTATCGATGGCCATGCCGAACGGTCCCCCTACCTAAGGTTAGGTTTGACCGCCGATCGCCCTGCCTCTATGCTGGAGTCATGTCCGAGTTGACCGAGTATGCGTAACGGGGTGCGGGCCGCCCGCACAAAGTCATGCCACGGAAGCACGAATCGTTTACCATCGACCCGACGAAGAACAAGTTTCGTCGGACGGTGGAGGCATTGCTGAACCCCATCAATCACACGTTGTCGAACCGGGAGATTGCCAAGCAGATCCGTGTGGATGAATCGATGGTCAGGAAGTACCGGAACATGCTGGGCGTGCCGAAATTGGAGCAGGGAAGTGGTCGAGACATGAACGGCGAACGGCGGCCAACGCCACCAAAAACCACTTATCGAATCAAGCGGAAACGGAAATGAAAAAACCGACCAAGCGCCAACTTGATCGGTTTATGGAGCCCAGGAAAGGCTGCCCCGCCTCGTAGATCTCAATTTAAGCGTTCGCGTTCAGCGAGTCAAGGCGTCAGCCATGTGGTTTTTCTCCCGTGGTATCCATGATGCTGTCCACGGTCTTCCGAGCTGATCGAGGATCTCCCAGCATTCTGCACGCAGGAGGGTCAGGGCAGGGGCTTTAGAGGCCCAGAAAGCCCTGAGAGTCTTGATCACGAGCATCGAGTCGCCTTGGATGATGACGCCAGGAGTTGTGTGATTTAGGGCCAGCAGGCCGTTCCTCAATGCCACCCACTCCGCCACGTTGTTGGTCACCAACTCCGCCACTACACGCCCGCTCTGTTGACGTATGACCGTACCATCGGCCTCCGTGATGAGCCATCCCCATCGACCTGTCGCATGGCGGGTCCCATTCATGTCACAGCTGCCGTCGAACGACAGTGTGGGCCACTCACCTCGAGGTTTTGACGCCAGGAGAGTGAGTGCCGGATGCATCCTGGGTCCGCGTTTGCGACTCATCGTCTGTTCTCCGTCTCTTGTGCGTGTCGCCCGCACCCACACTACCACAATCCGCTGATTTTTTAGGTTGGTCGAAGATGTGTCGTTGACGTGATGCTATTTTTTCTGGCGTAACATACCTGTCTACCTAAAAGACACAATGTGAGTATTTAAAAATGCCCCCCTCCCCCGCAGTTTGAGCTTAACGTCCGTACGCACTTTGATTCCATCGATACAAATGATGTAATCCCTTGGGTGTTCCTCAACGGACGGGACTCCTCGCATCGCACACCCAGCAGGGGAGCCCATTTTCATAACGCAACCGTATTGTGCGATACGGCTACGGCGAGATTCGGTTCCAACCCCCGTTGGACTGGCTTCGTGAGCCATGCAGTTCGCTGCAGACCTACTATTCTCGCGGCTTGCCCAACACTCGACCCTCGCAAGGTCTCCGCAGTTGGTAGCGGGGTGATTTTATGCCAGCCGGTCTCACCTGACTCGACCCACCGTTGGGTTAGTTCAACACCGACATCCTACCAAAACGCAAAATGTCTCTACCTTCAGGGTAGGTTGACCATGTACCTGGGCTTGACGATTTTGTGCCAGCTTAAAATTCAGGTGCGCGGCGCCCGCACCACGTTTGGCGAAAACAGCTTGGAATTCGCATATTTTCTCATTCGAGATGCCCTTTTGCAAAGTTTTAAAGCATGCTTCCAGTTTTCTGTTAACTTTGTATCTTCGCCTACAAATGTGAGCATATTTGGCAGAACAAATTCCGCAATTTGTTTGCCCGAAGCAACCCAAAAGATGTGCCAACATCTTTTGCCAAGCACAACTCGCAGTCCCAATGGTTCGGCGTACTCAGCCACATGGACGAATTCCACCCATTGAGTATTTGCCGAACAATCCACTCTTTCGCGTCTTTTACTGCCCATCTCATTCCCCCAGGGTGCGGGCGGCCCGCACCTTTTGGATCGCGTGGCAGGGAATCGAACCCAGCGCCGAGGGCATTGGCAACGTGCCCATGTCGTGGCTTGCTCACGACCGGCCCACAGCTGACACCAGCCTCCACACCACCATGATACACTATCGAAATCCCGAGCGGACATACTCGGGAACAATGTCGGGGCCACTCTCGGGATCACTTTTTATCGCCAATCCATTTGATCAAATCATTTTCGATTTCAATCAGCTTAATGGATTTAAAAGAATCTATCAATGAATTGTGTATTTCCAGATTCCATTTCGGCAGTTTTTCTTGAATCCGAGCGTACAGAATACCGTTGGGAACTTCCCCCAGCTCCGCGATAATTTGCCCCACCGTGGCAGCAAACTCAAAACCCGCTTTAATTGTGTTCACTGTGATCTGATTCATTTCATTTTCTCCTGATTTGACATATTACAACAATATGTCACATATCGCACTATTGAGATTTTGATATCTTAGATGGGATAGTGCGAAGTATGTCATATTGTTTTGGGGCTCAGGAACCTTATATATACTACGAAAACGAGGAATATGAAGGCGGTCACATTATTATCAAATAGGTCTTTTTAGATTGGAGAAATTGAAATGGTCCTGCCTGACTGGTTGATCGAAAAGAAGATCAAGATTGAACCGTTTGCACCCCAGCAACATCGTCCTGGTGTCATTTCCTACGGGGTGACCAGCTACGGGTATGACGTCCGCGTGAACCAGCATTTCAAGGTGTTCACCAACGTCTGGGGCAGCACCGTCGACCCCAAGAAATTCGATACCAAGTCGTTCGTGGACGTGGTAGGTGATTACTGCCTCATCCCGCCCAACAGCTTCGCACTGGCTGAGACGATCGAATACCTGGAGATCCCCCGAAATATCATTGCCGTGTGCGTGGGGAAAAGCACGTACGCCAGGTGTGGGATCATTGTGAATGTGACCCCTTTGGAACCAGAATGGCGGGGCAAAGTGACGATCGAGATCAGCAACACCACGCCACTGCCGGCAAAGATCTACGCCGGCGAAGGGATCGCCCAGATCCTGTTCCTGGAAGCCAGCGAGGTCTGCAAAGTGAGCTATGCCGACAAGCAAGGGAAGTATCAGGACCAGGCCGGACTGACACCGCCAATCGTGAAGTGATGTCGCTGGGGTGCGGGCCGCCCGCACCCTCACATTCCCAGGGTAGGAGGGTGCGGGCCGCCCGCAGAAATTCCCCAAGGTATTTTGCCCGTGAGCTCACGATAACTGCCCAATTGTAGACGATTTATGCGATTGCCGGCGTCCATCCGGCCCCGATTTCAGCCATCGGTAGGCGAGACTTGCCTTAACTGGCCATGTGTGCCCTACTGATCACAATTCCACTATCGCGGCGATCTGGTACACTTCAATCTGACTTGCGTGGACGGCCCCGCGGACGCGGCGGCGGTGGTTCCGGCACTTCGGGTACCTCGTCGTCCGAAAGGTCCATGCACGTGACCCCCAGAGCCTTCGCGATGGCCTGGACATGACGCCAGGACGGGAAATTTTCCCGTCTCAGGTAACCGGAGATCGTCGTTTGCGGAACTCCTGACCGCCGAGCAAGTTCCGACTGGGATATTTCGCCCATGTGCTTCTGCAATTTATCTGCGAAATCAGCCATCTGGATAATTCCTAACGGAATGTGCTTGACCCGCGAACGGGATACCGTTAGTATATCACCACCGCAACGGTAATCATACCCGCACAAACTGTTAACATAATCGAACTGGAGAGCTAGCATGCGTCCACTCTATGACATTGGATCTGATCTTGAGCAGCTGCGTACGGCCATGGAGTCGGCCCCTGACGGGGAGATTCCTGCCGAGCTCGAAGCCTGGTTTGCTGGCCTTGAGCAGGAAGAGGGCCAGAAGCTTGACAGCTACATCGGTTTGATGAAGCAGATCGGCCACGAGATGGAGGCTTGCGATAAGGAAGCCAAGGTTTGGGAAGCCAAGGCCATCACCCGGGCCAATGCCCTGCAAAACCTCAAGGATCGACTCAAGTTGCATCTCGAGCGGACCGGCCGAGCCAGCATCACGACGCCGGGCCTGACCAAGATTTCGCTTTGCAAGAATGGTGGCAAGCGTCCGCTGGCGATCTTTGCCGACATGATCCCACCGGACAGCCCTTATGTCGTCGCCAGAACCGAGATCTTGCCTGACTCTGACAAGATTCGCCGGATGTTGGAGGCTGGCGGTACGCTGCCGTTTGCGAAGCTGGAAGAGCCGGGCCAACATCTAAGGATCAAGTAAATGAAATGCTTGAAGTGCGAGAAGGACTTGCGTTACCTCATGCCAGAGTCAACCAATATCGACAACGGCGGAGATATGGTCGTGTCCTTCCACTATGGAAGCCGTCACGACCTGTGTATAGGCTTCAGCAGCGAGCGATTCGTCAAACCCACTGGCAATACTCGGTTGGAATGGCTTTTGCGTAGCGATCGCATCATGGCCTACATCTGCGACGATTGCTTTGCGAAGCATGCCGAGCTGTTTGAAGGCTTCTAGCTTCACAAATCGTAGGCCCTTGTGGGTAAGTACCTACGATTTGTAACACATCATGCCCGGGCCGATACCACCCAGTGGCCCGCGTAGCCCTCATCTCGGCCGTACGAGGGCTGCGTGGTGAACGAGATGTACGATGACCTGAAGGTGCAGATCGAGATGCTTCAGGCCCTCCGGAACAACATCAAGCAACGCTGCGGAATGGTCAACTGACAACGCTTTGGGGTGCGGGCCGCCCGCACCCTGGGAGGCCCACCATGCTGACGAACGAAGATTATGCAATCCTGGCCAGCATGGATGCTCGGCTCCAAGAATTCCAAATCGATTACGATGCGAATTACGACATTCCCCCTTACGCGAGGTCTACCATGCTGATCCCTGCAACACAGATCCCTGAACCGCCTGCACCACCCGAAGGCTATCGTGTCAAACGGGTTGGTATCGATTGGAAACGCACACTTGCCCACGGCTACATCCAGGGCGTTAACGTAGAGGCCTTTGTGGCCAGTTTTAACGCCAGATTGGCAGAGGATGCGTGCATCTGTGCACGGGCCTGGAGTGACGTGGCTGGCCAGGGATTGGGGGCCATCTACGACATCGCAAAGGGCGAGTGGTCGACCTGGAGTTATGACAACCTATAACCCCGTGGGGTGCGGGCGGCCCGCACCCGGAGACTCACATGATTGGTCAATTTGTAATTGTGCGGACGTTCACTGCAGGCGTGCACATGGGCTACTTAAAGTCGTGCGTTGGCACTGCCGTGGAACTGACCGAATCCCGTCGCCTGTGGCGATGGAACAAAGCGTTCACTCTCAACGAGGTGAGCCAAAAGGGGTGTGCGGAAGAAAGTCGCATTTCTGAACCCGTCCCGGAAATTCTCCTTACTCAAGCCATTGAGGTGATTCCTTGCAGCAAGATTGCGATAGCAAACCTGCGACGGTCCCGGAACGGTGCCTAACGCTGTTTGACCTGTTGCCCACATCACCGCCGCACCATTGGCTTATCGCTGCGGATTGGATCGAGGAACACGGTCGGGAATGCGATCAGGTGGCCGCCCAAGCTTTTCGTGATGGCATTTGGGTAACAGACCCCAAAACCGGCGACGGCGACGGCGACGGCAACGGCTACGGCAACGGCAACGGCAACGGCAACGGCTACGGCAACGGCGACGGCGACGGCTACGGCGACGGCAACGGCAACGGCGACGGCGACGGCAACGGCAACGGCTACGGCAACGGCGACGGCAACGGCTACGGCTACGGCGACGGCAACGGCGACGGCTACGGCGACGGCTACGGCTACGGCGGCGGCAGCGGCGACGGCTACGGCGACGGCAACGGCAACGGCGACCGC